GAAGTTTCCACCAGATCTTTTGAAAACTCCGTCTTTAAAATAGACCTACTAAGAACTGCATTGACTATGACTCCTGCCTCAGCAGTCTTATCTGGGCGTTTGATTACAGAGAGAACAGCATCAACTGCCTCGGCAAAATTCATTATTTTCTCCTAGGAAAGAATTTCAGCGGCTCTTTGGGAAGTTATAAGCCCATCTGCTACGAATTGTGCAAACACCTCACTCGCATATGCAACATTGAATTGAAATTCATCGGCAGTGGGAGCAAGAACTACAGAATAAACTGCATTGGTATTACCGAGCAGACAAGCACCTAAGATAGCAGATTTCTCAGCCTGGGTTAATCTCTCCATTACTTGACGCTGCGAAAGGTAAACTTCAGGAGGTGGCTGCCTATGTTCTCCAGTATAAGCATCCCAAGGAAAGTTAGTGTTCAACGTAAATGCAATATTAGTCCTAACATCCCCACCATCAGCAAGAACAGCAGCAACCGCTTCTGCTTGCGTAGCAAAATGCAAAATAGCCATGATTTATACCTTTGAAAAATCAAGTTCGGAAGCCGCAAGAAAGATTGCATTCCATTCTTTTGGCGTAGGACTTGGGGTTAAATTAGTACGGAGTCTACTGGAAAAAGGATTATCTCTGTCCAGTTTACCAGTATAAGCCCAAAATCTTTTACGTTTTGGAGTCATAAGAGCTACAGCAGCATCAAGTTGTGCTTCTGTAATTCCAGCATCAACACAAGCTTGGACAAATTGCCATTTGGTAACTGTTGGTCTAAGATCCTCATACGTATCAGAATCCGTACGAACCTCCCAGTTATTACCATCGGCATCAAAGACCCAAGTAATTTGACCTTCGGTTGCCTCAGCTTCTTCTTTTGTAGCAAATCGTGTGATAGCCATTAGTGTATGATCTCCATAGAAGCATTATGAATAGCAACAAAAGCACCAGCAGCCGATAAACTAGCAGAAAAGCCAAAAGTATTATCTACTAATGGATCTAGTGCACCTATGGGGAAAGAAGTAGATAATGTCTGATCTTGAGAAGCAGCAGACATCATAAATCCACCTTCCAATGCAACTGTTACTCTATGAGTTCCCTGAGGTGCGGTAGTGGCCGAGGATAACCCCATATGAAAGCCGTTAATTACGTTTCTAATATTTTTAGTGGTTGCTGTAATATCTCCTGAGCGAAAATATACAAATGTTATCCTACTAAAGGGCTTCAAAAATCCTGCTGCAATAGAAAACGCAAATACGCTAGTCAGTGTAGTATAAGCAGCAGCTCCATTAACACTTTGAGAACTAAAATTAGCTCCTGGGGCATTAAATGTGATTGTATTTGCATCAGGAATGGAGACAATGGAATCATACCAACCAGCAGTCAATCCTGCAGAACCGGGATAAAAGAAACGAAATCCTACATAAGTAGTTCCAGTAGGGATTCCATGCGCAGTCGCAGTAACAGTAACAATATCAGAGGTACGAGATGCAGTACTATTAGCTACCAGAGATGCAAGAAGACTCTTACGAAAACCAGGAAATTTTACAACGAACGGTTGGCTTCCTAGTCCAGAATAATCATCAGGAACTCGTGCTTCTCGAATTCCTCCGCCATCCGTATATACGTGAATAAAACTACCCATTGTTTATTCCTCCTTAAAGGAAAACCCCGCCGAAACGGGGGATTGTTTTTATCGGAAAAGAATGATCTTAGGCGCTTGAAGTAGAGCAATAAAATCTTGGGCCGCACTTACGGTAAGCTGGGTAAGAATTAAATTGTCTGCCAAAGTATTAAAGGCAACTCCAGATGAGATGGAACCGCTACCTGAATTGTTTGGGGCAACCAGATGACCAACAATTTGGGTAGTATTCAGCATACAAAGTTCCCACTCTTTTAACATACAATTATAGGTGGTTCCGGATTGAGCTGGAGCAATAGCATTAACTCCTAAGAATGGTCTAACGGTTTTAGTGGCCGCCGTATTAATAGAAGCAATATGAGCAGTGAGTCTGATAGAAGAAGAATCAGACACCATACCAGCCGGGATAAGAATTCCACCAGGAATATTGGTTGCGGTAGTATAGGCAGCCGCAGCATTAACACTCTGACTAGTAAAATCAGCACCAACTGATGGGAAGGTAATAGTATTAGCATCGACAACAGTAATATTATCAACCCATCCAGCCGCCAATCCAGCAGAACCAGGGTAATAAAAACGGAATCCATTATAAATACTAGGAATCCCATGAGCAGTAGCGGTGACAGTCACTACATTAGAAGTTCTAGCTGCGGTGGTACTAGCAACAAGAGAAGCTACAAGGCAACGTTGGAAACTTGATTGACTAAGAACATATGGAAAAGCCCCGAAGTTCAAGAAATTTTCTGGAACAGGACGGGAATAAATACCACCACCATCATCACGAACAAATACATTATGAGGCATTGTAAATCTCCTAAGAAAAAACCCCACTATTCAGGAAAGGTCGGGAGTGGACCTGTTGAATAGTGGGATTATAAAATTAGCCGGTAGCGCCAGCAGTAAGACCCTCAATGACAACACAACCCCAAGGATTGCGAAGTTCCAGAGCCATCTCAGAAGTATAGCTTCCGCCCTGACCGTCAGTACCATTTTCAACGATATTGCCAGAAGCTCCGTATTCTTCCACCTTAGCATTACGACCATTCATATAGGCCAGCTTGATAGAAGGAATATCCAGAATAATCAGGCGGCCAGCAGTTTCATCGTAACCATTCAGAAGAGCGTGTTCCAAAAGACGCAGCTTTCCTTTATAGCAGGTGAAGGATTGGTAGTCCATACCGAAATTGGTAGTTTCCGGCATTAATTGAACCTGACCATTCTTGATAGCAATCTGATTAACAACTTCAATCGCTTTAGAATCACCGAAAGCATAACGCATACGAGGATTGCTCAAATCGGTAGAATACTTGAACGCTTTGGCTACGTAAGTAACAAATTGAGTTAAAGTAGTAGTTCCGCCAGCAGTCACGTAGTTTGCATTGGAAGTATATTGACGAACAGCATCAATAATACCTTGCGTTGCATGAATTGGCTGGGCACCAGAAGTATCCATTTTGGCCTGGCCCCAAATACAAGCAGTTTCCTGCTCGGCCTGGTGCATTAAAGCTGCGTCCGATTTACCTTCAGCAATATTGGAATAACCAATCTCATGCAAAGAAGCTTTAGCAGTTCCGGTCACGGCCCAAGCATTACGGAAAATTTGCGTAAAGTTGGAAACATAAGTAACTGGGAATTGACGAGCTGTAGGACGAGCACTATTTTCCGGCTTGGCAGAACCGACCTTGATAATCTTATCCGCGGCAGTTCCAGTAGTATCAGCAACTCGACCAAAACCTTTTGTGACAGTAACAACATTACCAGCAACAGCAGTAACTCGCATATTCTCACGGGTGGTTACGTTATGGATAATATCATCCACACCAATACCAGCGGCAGAAGTCAGAGTAATAGTTGCAGCCGCAGCCAAATAGTTGGACGCAACAGTCGTGGAAACAAATTCCACAGTCTTACTGAAATAACCATGAGTAGAAGCCACAGCAGTAGTGGTTCCCATCATTGCAGAGAGACCAGTAATGGGAGAAGCCCCATTAGGCATAAGCCGCATAAGAGTTGCACAGAGCGACTTCTTGTTCAGTTCCGCAGGATGCCCAGTTCGGGGAACTGTGTTAAAGATACCTTCCATTAAAGCCATTGTAATGTCCTTTATTAACTAGTTAAAAATGCCTCCCAATCATCAATCTCTCCAGCAGTTTTCTGGGTTTGTTGTGACTGGTCAGTTGGATTCATAGCTGCCTGTACCTCTTTAAGATATCGAACAGCTTCAGTCTTGATTTGTTCTGCGGATGCGTCGGGATTTTGTTTGGCAAACATACTTGCGATCCTAGCCAGTTCTGCTTTGACAACAGGATGGTTAGCATTAGGTACATCTGCCAATTGACTCGAAATGAGCTGTTCCTTTACTTTGCTTCCTAGGGTTTTCTTTTCATATTCGGCCCGCGAATTCAGGTGGGTATCAGTAAGAGCTGTTCCATGACTGATTGCAGCTTTGTAAGCATTTTGTGCTACTGCATTCATCATTTCAATAAGAGCATTAACATCCCCGCCCTGAGCACGCTGCATTAATTCTGGATTAACACCACTAGCAAATTGAAGTTTTCCTGAAACCTCAGAAAGAACTTTGTCATCCAATTTGAAAGCAGGAGCAACATCTTCTGCTTCTGCATTTTTGCTAGTATCAAACATATTCTTGTACACGTCAAGGGGATTAACTGGCTCAACAGGCTTTTCAGCCGCAGCTGGTGCAGGAGCTGGAGCTGGAACAGGAGCCGGTTTATTATTACCCATGATAGAATCGAAAATGCCCATTTTTATTCCTTCGAGATTGAAAGTAGAGTTGATAAAACAAGGAGTTGACCAGAGACAAATAAGTGTTTTTTATGCACCGACTCTGGGGTTTCTGACAGAATGGGAAGTTCTAAAAGGTCTCTACTGCATTCTCTTGCGAGACCTTTTAGGTAATCCCGAACTGTTGGATCATTGAACACTGTGATTAAGTGATCAATTTGTACCGGAGTTAATGTATGATCCGGTAAAATCTGACTGGCAAGACTCATTGACGTGCCCCTAATTCTTGTTGCCTTAATTGAAGCCCCTGTTCACGAGCGGCAATTTCCTGCTGCCTTAAATCATTCTCCTGGATATTACCAATAAAATCAGGATTCGCTTGCTGTGTCTTATCTAAAGGAGAAGGCTGTGTTGCCGTGGGCGTCGCTTGCGGTGCATATTCGGAAAGTCCCTTAACTCCCATAAGTTGCGCCAAATGTGCAACTATATTTGGGAGCATCATTCCATAAGTCTGCTGCAATATAGGACTCTGGCTAATCATGGTCATTACCTGAATAATTCCCTCTGTACTTGCCAGTTTACTCTTTGGTGTGTAACCATCCGCAACCTGGAATGCTAGAACCTTCTGGCGCAAATGCTGGATTTTGACTTGCATCTCTTCACCGGTGCGCTGGGAAATTACCACAGAATCTTCACCGTACTGGAAGATATTGAATTTCAGAATCTCCTTCAGAAAAACAAAGAACTGAAATTCCATAGCCAGTGCAGGAAGCCTGAGTCTGGAATCTGCTCCTCCCATAGTATCCCGCCATTCAACAACTGACTTGTTTCCTTTTTGGAATTGTCCCTGCATTGGATTATTGAGTCCAGAGAGTTCTTTCCCAAAAGAAACAATTTGCATCCCCGATTGCATTGCTCCCTCTGTTCCCCTTGGATCAAAAGGAATTGGATGATAGGCATCGGAAATCGGCCGCCCATTTAATCCATTCATCCTGACAGGAATCTTCGGCGCAGGAACTGGGGCATTCACATCTTTGATATTGATTGCATTTGGATCAAATAAAGCTCTATCCGAAACTGCACGCCTGGCCGCATTGAAACTTATATTGAAGAGAGTAGAAGCTGCTTGCTGAATAGGAATAGAGCCTTCTGCAATTGACTTGGTTTGGTAATCAAGCCCATCTTCAAACGGTTGGCAGAAAAGAATTGGGAGATAATCAAAAGCGGAAATGATCCTCTTCACACTGATGAGAATTTCACCATTGATGATCTGGAACTGATAAATCTGCGGAGTATTCCTGGCCGGTCCTGGGATCCCGATATCGGAAGGACAAAGACGAGCATAGAGTTTGATTAGCTCGTAATTTCCTACAATGTTCTTCTTTGCTCCATTCTCATCCTGACCCGTAAGGAAGGCTTCCCAGTTCATAGAAAGCGGTTTTCTACTTCCAATATAATCAGAAACCTGCGGGTGCTGCCTATAATTGGGAGCTTCTCCAGTGATATAACTATTCAGGGCTTCATTCGTGTTCATGACTTCTGACTCATCTGAGAGTTTATTTAGAAGTCTTTTTAATTTCTGTCGGGAAAGAATGGAGATATGGCCAGCGAAATCCCCCTTTGCAGAAATATCTCCTGGTGCCGTATTTCTGTCCCAGATTGTATTGTAAAGATCCATGCGTGTGAGTTCGGTGTAATGCATGGCGTTTTTGTTTATCTTGTTCTTCCCACTGGTTGCTACGAGTTCATCCATGACAGAATACTGCGGAATGGAAGTCCAGTCAGTTTCTACCGCCCCGAGATTGTATTTAACACAGTCGCGAATAAATATAAGTAACTGCCTAGGATAGCCACCCAACTTAGCGTGATCGTCAAAAAGAGCTTCCAATGTTGCCGCATCGTCTCTGTTAGCTGGACTAGACACGATAGGGAATAAGGGGGAGCCGGACAGGAATACTTCTGCAAGATATCCGACCATACTATCGACTTGAGCAACAATAACAGGGGGAGTGGTAGAAGGGCTATTAAAAACCCCAGCAGGAGTAGTAGCAGCATCAATTCCTTCTCCGTGAACAGTTCCGGTAATTGGGTCAATATTTGTCTTATAAAGAGCGTATGCAGTGTCAATAGCTTCCATCTTGTTCCAATATTCTTCATTCTCTTTATGAGCTTGGAGAATATATTTGGCATATTCGATGATGTTCTGTTGAACCTGCTTTGAAACTTGTGGCATGGTTTTTCCTCAGAAAGGTGTATTATTCGTTAGAACCTTGCATTCCCCGTCTATAGTCAGCCCAAAATCAAGTAGAGATATCATATGCCAGTATTCGTTTCGGACATCCAAACCATATGCACAAGCATCCAAAAGGTCATCTTTATTATCAGATTTCCCAAGTTTGTATGTGGAAGCTTGCCAGGTGAAGTCCCTGCGAGTCTGTGGATCATGAAGATAATAACTCTCATTGTATAGTTCTGCTATAAAGAGACGTATTCTTGATTCCTTACTTCTTCCATGTGGTTTTAATGGCACCACTGCCAGGCCATGCATCTGGAACTGGGCTATGTATTTCATTAGCCAGAATCCAAGAGTCATCTGATAACCAGTATCTTCGACTCCAATTAGAGAACATCTCCATTTTACTGCCAAGGCCAAAGCTTTAAGGATAAGCTGTTCTGGATCCATAATTCCTTTGGCTGTTTCTACAATTGCAGACTTCTCGCCAAGTTTAAGATGGACGCAAATCACATTATCATCACTATTCTTTCTAAATCCGGCCGGGTCAATTGTAATAAATGCGCCGTCGGGATTAGAAAGCTGGAATTCCTCAAAGGGAGAATCTGGAAGTCCGTGCGGAAATATGTTCTGCGCGGTACTTGTTGGATCATTCATTACTTCCGCAAACCAGACATGGCTCATTCCAAGAGATTCATCATGGTAATAACCCTCCATGAGATCTTCTAAGGAAAAAAGCTCCGGCCAAAGAGGTTGGCCATCTTCTAGAATTGCTCCAGTAACCAGGGAAATCCAATAAGGATTCTTTTTGAGTTTGCCAAGGACACAGTTGTCGGAATACATATTTCCAACATAAATGATAATTCTATTACCCCTAGGAGAAACTGCCTTGAAAATGGTTCCCACAAGTGTGGAAAGAAGGTTTGCAGAATCTGTAAGGCTTTCACTGTTCTTTTTGGTCTGTACGTCATCGCAAAAGATAACATCTGGCCTGGCATGTTTCAAGTTAATACCACGAATTCCACCTTCCCAGCCCCTTGCTACGATGGAAACTGCCTTATTGTGGTATCTTGATTTCTTTGTATCCGCACTATTTATAGAAAGGCCGCCAAGCCAGTCACCATAAACAGCTGTTATGTTATCACTGGAAAGAATGTCATGAATATCCGCTAGGAGAAGTTGGGCCAAATCAGCATTTGCACAGACAATAAGAATAAATTGGGCCTCGTCATAGACAATCATCCAACAGATTAAAACCTTGATGAATGTTGTTTTTGCATGGCCCCGAGGAAGACCCAAAGCGAAACGCAGAAGTTTTCCTATCTGTCCTGGATTTCTTTGCATCAGGAGCTGGAAACATCCCAGGTAAAAAACCGGGAGTTCATACACACAGACCTCTGGGATACAGAGGGACGCAAAGAAATTTATATCTACACGCCCCCTGGCATAGATCTCCTCGATAGAGAGAACTACTTCTGATGTTTCGCTCATGTTATGGCTTTCCTATTAGCATTTCCTTCAGGGGAATATCGTAGAAATTTTGATTTATTGGAAATTGCCTAAGTTCCTCTGCTGTTAAATATTGTCTTGCCTGAGCGGCTCTTGCGTCAGCTTCTCCCGCTGTTTTTATATAGAGCTCTTTCCGCATTTTGTAGTCCAATTCTTTCAGCTTATCGGTTGCGGCCCAATCAATATTTTTGTTCCTCTTCAAATCCATTGCTTTCTGTTCATATTGCTGTTTGGTCCTGGAATCATAGGGAATATTTTCAAGTGATGCGCCAGGACTCCATCCTTCTCTCCGCTGAACTGCATGCTGGATTTCATGGATTATGATACTTTTTGCCTCTTCTGGGGTTCTTCCTTCTGCAAGAATAGTATTTGTCCTGGGATCGAAATATCCTGTGCTATTTTTAACCCCATGCCCATAGATGACATTTATATTCTTTAGTTCAGGATAGTTGGCGAATAGGGAAGGATGCTGTAGGATTTCATGGAGTTTTGCCGTATCCTTGGAATATCTAACTGGCTCTGTGGAAAGGTAGCGTTCAGCATTCATGTCAGTCAAAAGTTGATTGGGATCGATTTTAGCTGGCGCGTCAGAGATTTCCTGTCTTGGTTTTCCGTCTGGATGCCCGAGCCAGGTTCCTGTTTCCCTGGTTATCACATTGGTATCTTTAATGTGGCCCTGAAGTTTCGCAGCCCGATCTGCTTCCTTAAAAGAAAAGAGTTTTGCTCCTTTTCCAATCAGAGTCCCCGCGCCGGTGAAAGACATGGGATCTGCTATGGTATCTTTTATAGTTTCCGCAGTGTTGGACGCAGTTTTTTCCAACGCGTTCCCTGTGTCTGTGGCCAGATCGGAAACATTCTGCTTGAGAACCTTGACCCTGGAAGAAATATATCCCAGGAGGGAAGGAAGAATTTCCATTGTTTTGTCCTTTGTTTTCTTTTTCTATGGATAATGAAAGTTTCTGCGGGCCGGAAAAGCCCCTGTTGCTTGGGCCTCCGGCCAGGATTAATGAATAGTAATATCTTGCCTTCGCTGGAGAATGAGCGCGCCAGCTTCCAGGATTGAAATAGAATCTTCCACGGATAATCCCACGGGAGTTCTCACAATGAGTTCTCCAGTGGGATGTAGTTCCAGAATGATCTGGTAAGATTCCAATCTTGGGGCCGGGATAACTGCGGATGCCATATTAGGACTTAGGCAGCTTGAATAGTTGTTGCAGGACCTTCTTTTGGTTCTGCAAGTAAGTTTGCGTGCTCATTTTTCATCTCCTCAAAAAGTCGGGTTACTCTAGCTGCGGGAAGGGGAGCCAAAGCTCTTTCACCAATTGCTATTACTTCATTATCTTTCGTAATCTGAATTTCATGCTGGACCAGCCTATCTGGCATGGTTATCAGGACTTGCGTGTTATTAAAAATCGGGCCGCCCTGGAGTGGGATGGGATTCCTTTTTGCTTCCTGCGCTCGGGAAAGAATTTCAAAAGTCCTAGCCAGTTCCATGTATGTGGCTTCATCAGAACGCTTCATCATAGAATCAAGAAGATGGCTTTTTAGTCCAGTCATTTTAGTTTCGGTCAGGACTTCTTCTTGATCTTTTCCTTGGTTTTCCAGGCGCGCCGCCTCTATTTCCAGTTTGACATCTTCGCGGGAAAGAAGCTGGGAAATTCTGCCTGGGGAAACTCCTATGATTGCGGCCACTTGTCCTGGTGGAAGTCCTTTTTTAAGGAAGGCCAGTGCGCGTTTTTCGTCCATTTCTTTCTCCTGCAAATCAATCTATGAGGGGAGTGTATCAGGCCGCGGGAAGGGATGCAATGTCCTCGTTTGTTCTTTTTTTTTTTCTGAAGGGGGGTGTTTATGATAGAAAAGATCTTTTTTCTTAATTCTGGAAATTTTTTAGGGATTTTTTCGGGTAGTCATTGATAACCCCAGGCGCGCCAAGACAAAAAAAAAAGCCCCACCAGGGGGACTAAGTGATTGATTCCTTTCAGAAGTTCTGGTCGATGTGGTCATACGCCAGAATCGTTCCGTCCGGTTCCATAACTTTCTTTACAGTACTGTCCAGTCTGTACTCATGCTTATCAAGGCGGAGTGTCTCGACCTTGATGTTAGCCATCTGTTCGGATATTCCTTCAGGGATAGGCAGGGAAAGAGTCTTTTCCATGATGACCGTGCCGAACTCATTCCTGATTAAAACAACCACTTCGGCAGTGGTGACAGTGATAGTAGATGCGATTTTCATTGTGATTTCCTTTC